GTAAAAGTAGATGAAATTTTTGAGATAGATTCTGTTTATGCAACTGATTTAATTAGTTCTGGAAAGGCCATAGAAACTTTAGAAGTTATTGAGGAAGTAGTAGAACCTCAAGTTAAACCTAAAAAAACTACTAAACGTAAAAAAACTAACCCTCTTTCTGAATAATGACTATTCAAAACTTAGGTTCTAAAACAACTGCTTTAGACCTCTTACCAAATGACGTTGTAGCCGCAACTGGAACTGGTTCTGCTATTGACCTTCAAGGTTATGAAGGTAGTGCTGCTTTTATCCTTTCTGCTGAGGCAGGTGGATCAGGTATTACATACGCTGTAAAACTTACAGAATGTGATACATCTGGCGGTTCTTATACTGATGTAACAGATGGCGCATTTACAACCTCAGGTACAAATGCTGCTGTATTTGAAAAAATTTATCTTAATGTTTCTTCTTTGAAGCGTTTTGTAAAAGTTTCTACAACAGTTGCAGGTGGATCTGGTGCTGGTGCTTTATGTGTAACAGCTTTAGTATCTGCTAAGTATGGCTAATGTCATTTGCAGATGATTTAACAACAGTTTTTGGTTCTCCCTTTGGTGTTTCATGCACTTCTGGGGGAACTACTGCTAATGGGATATTAGATGAACCAACTGATGTTTTAGCAGGTGATCAAGTTATTTCTGTAGGTTATGTTCTGCATTGTAAAAATTCAGATTTTGGTTCTTTAGTTGCAGGTGATTCTATTACTGTAGATGGCACAGATTATACTGTAAGAACAAATGAAGCAGGTTTAGATGGTTTAACAAGAGAAATTACTTTACAGAAAACATGACTACTAAACGTGAAAATATATTAGCCCGCTTATTAACTGTTATTACACCAACTACAGGTATTTCTAGTAGAGCATATAGAGATAGAGTTGTTGCATTAACAAGAACTCAAACACCAAGTATTTTAATAGAAGCTGTAGACGATACCCCAGAACAAAATACAAGTTTACCTACATTAGATTGGTCAATGACTGTTAGATGTGCAGTTATTGTTAGATCATCTACACCTGTCACAACTGCTGATTCTGTAGTAGAGAATATGCATAGCAGAATAATGGCAGATTTAACAGTTAATGGTTATGCAATAGATGTACAACCTGGTGCTGTTGTTATAGAAACACTAGATTCTGACCAACCTACAGGAATAATTAATTGTAATTATATAGTGCGATATAGAACAGAAATAGACGATTTAACGCAATAGATGGTGTTTCTTACTAAAAACCTATATTATATAAACATACTGATTTAATGTAACAATGCCCAAGCTACACAGAAAAAGAAGCATATTAGCTAAAGCAGAATCTAGTTATGGCACAAACCCTACACCTACTGGTTCTGCTAACTATGTGCAAGTAATTGATCTTAATATAGAACCTGCTGTTAGTGATGAAGTATCTAGAGATTTAATAAGGCCATATATGGGTAATTATGAAGTAATACCTGCAAATACAAGAGTTAATGTAACCTTTGATGTAGAAATGGCTGGTAGTGGATCTGCTGGTACTGCACCTAAGTATGGTGCGATATTAAAGGCGTGTGGTTTATCTGAAACTGTTAGTGGTGGTAATACAGTTACTTATGCACCAGTTACAACCCCATCAGACAGCGTTACATTATTTGTTAATTATGATGGCATTAGGCATATGGTTACAGGTGCTAGAGGTACATTTAGTATTAACTGTGAAGTAAATAATATTCCACGTATATCTTTTTCTTTAACAGGTATATTCAATGCCCCAACAGATCAGGCTTTACCAACTGTTACAGTAAGCAATCAGGCATCACCACTAATATTTAAAAATGGTAGTACTTCTGCTTTTCAGATATTTGGTTTTGCAGCAGCATTACAATCATGGAATCTAGATTTTAATAATGAGGTTATATATAGAGAATTAGTAGGTGGTACAAAAGAAGTATTAATTACAGACCGTAGACCATCAGGAACAGCAGTTATTGAGAATGTTGCATTATCCAGTCATAATTTCTTTACAGATTATACTGGCACATCAACTGGCACAAATACATGGCTACATGGAACAACCGCAGGTAACAAGGTTACTGTATCTTGTCCACAAACTGATTTAGGGCAGCCTACTTATTCAGAATCAGATGGTATAACAATGCTTAACCTACCATTTATGGCAACACCTACAGCATCAGCTAATAATGAATTTAGCTTAGTCTATACCTAAAGTTGCATAGATTATAAAAAGGGTTTACCCTAGTTGATAAATACTATTAATTAAATGGCTTTTGTTTTAGATCAAAGCGATACCTACAAATGCAAAGTAGAAATAGAAGTACCTGTTGGTAAAAAAACAGAAACACAGGACTTTTATGCAGAATTTAAAAACATTTCACAATCCAGACTACAGGAAATGATGCAACAGGTAGCTAATCAAGAAATGTTAGATGTAGATGTTGCAAAAGAAATATTAATAGGTTGGGAAGGTATGGAAATGTCAGATGGTTCTGAAGTACCTTTTAACAAATCTAATAGAGATAAATTATTAGATGTAAGAGGTGTTGCAACTGCAATATCTTATGCATTTGTAGAATCCTGTAAAAATAAGAACATAAAAAACTTATAGGGGCAGGTGAATATTGGGCTTCTGGTTCAACTGTCATAGATAAAACAGCAGAAGATGATGCAGTATTAGGCGTTACTGTTGAAAAAAAAGAAGTAGAAAAGGATTTTTACATATATCAAGAAAACTGGAAGGCTGTTAATATGTTTTTAAAGGTGCAGACGCAATGGCGTGTAGGAATGGGTGGAATTATTGGTTTAGACTATACATCTGTGATAGAAATGATTAAACTGTATACAGATAAGCCTATAGACTTAATGGAAAGCATACAAGTTATAGAAGCTGCAATATTAAAGACGCTTAGTAAGGAGAATAAATAGATGGCTGCAAAGTTTGATTTAGTAGTAGCAGCAAAAACTGTAGGTGCGGCATCTATAAAACGTCTTGGTAATTCTATGCAAGGCGTACAAGGAAGGGTTAAAAATCTACGCATGGCAATGTCTGGACTTAATAAGACATTTGCAACATTAGGATTAATATTATCTGCTGGTGCTTTTGTACGTATGGTAAAAGGTACTATTGATGCAGCAGATGCCTTTGGTAAATTAGAAATACAAACAGGAATAGCAGCTAATACATTACAAGGATATGTAAACGTAGGTAAATTAGCAGGTGTTGAACAGGCGACTATAGAAAAAGGTTTAAGACGTTTAACTCAATCAATACATGAAGCAGATCAAGGTGTTGCAACCTATAAAGATGCTTTTGATGCACTAGGAATTACTGTTAGAAACACAGACGGAACATTAAAAACTAATGAACAATTAATTAACGAAATTTCAAATGCTTTTTCACAAATGGAAGATGGCGTAACTAAAACAGCCATTGCAATGGAAATATTCGGTAAGTCTGGTGCAAATATGGTCAATCTGTTAAATGAAGGTGCTGCTTCATTACAAGAATTTAATTTTGAGGTGTCAGAAAGGTTTGCACAAAATTCAGAATATTTTAACGATCAAATGACAGCTTTAGGTATTAAATTGCAAGGGTTTACTACACAAATGGTAGATCATTTACTGCCTACGTTAAATAATCTTGCAGAAATGTTTAGCAATATAACTAAAGATGGTGCTGATTTAACTTGGTTATTTAAAAGTATTAATTTTGTAATAAAAACTTTAGCCGCTAGTTTATTTACTGTTGTTGCAGGTTTTAGATTTCTTGGCACAACTATAGTACAAGTAGCAAAGGCAGCATGGAAAGCAGCTAAATTTGATTTTAAGGGTGCTTATGAAGAGTTGCAAAATGGTTTAACTACAACTAGAGAGCAATTCGAAAAAGACATGAAAATATTTGAAAAAATTTGGAACGGATCATCAGAAGCAAGTGAAAAATATGGTAAAAAAACTAACAATATGTTAGAAAAAACTTTTGGACAATCTATGTTAGCTAAACTTGATACTTTTAAAAAGAGTATTAAAGGTGTTGGTGATGCTATGGGTGATGTCGTTGTTAAAGGAATAAAAGGTATGGAAGATGCATTAGTAGATTTTGTTATGAAAGGTACTTTAAGTTTTAGAAAATTAGCAAATAGTATAATTTCAGATATGGTGAGAATTGCAATACAACAAACTATAACATTACCATTTACTACATTTGTTGAAGGTCTTTTCAAAAATGCTGATGGCAATGCTTTTATAAATGGAAAGGTACAAAAATATGCATATGGTGGTGTAGTAAATAAACCAACCTTATTTCCTATGGCTAATGGTGTGGGTCTTATGGGTGAGGCAGGTGCAGAGGCTATATTACCTTTACGCAGAGGTAGTAACGGAAAACTAGGAGTACAATCAACAGGCGGTGGTATTGGTAATATTGTTGTTAATGTAGATGCTTCTGGAAGTTCTGTAGAAGGTAATGAACAAGGTGGTAGAGAATTTGGAAGGGCTATTGCTGCTGCAATACAATCAGAATTAATTAAACAAAAAAGACCAGGAGGATTATTAGCATAATGGCAACATTTCCATCTATAGAAGCTAGTTATGGCGTTACAAAAAGATCAGCACCTAATACTAGAGTTATAAGATTTGCTGACGGATATGAACACAGAATACAGTTAGGGCTAAGTGAACATCAAAATGGTAAGGTATATAGTCTTGCATGGAATAATATTACAGAAACAGATAGCGATACCATAGAAACATTTTTAGATGCAAGGGCAGATGATAGAGCTAGTTTTGATTACACACCACCAGGCGAAAGCACATCTTATAAATTTGTATGTGATACATGGAGTAAAAAAATAGATTTACCTAACAGGGCTACTATTACAGCTACTTTTAGAGAGGTGTTTGAACCATGAGTACAGCACCTATTATTACAGATTTACAAAGTCTTAATCCATCTGCTGTAATTGAATTATTTGAACTGACAACTGACGCTACATTACATGGTTCTACACAAACCTATAGATTTCATGCAGGTAGTAATTTAAATTTAAATGGTGAAGTAGTTTTTGCTGGTAATTCATATTTACGTTTTCCTGTAGAGGCAAGTGGTTTTGCATATCAACGTGGTCAGATACCTAGACCTACAATTAGTATTAGTAACGCATTAGGCACAATTACAGCAATACTATTAAATGTAAATACAGTAACTACAGGTAATGATTTAACTGGTGCAACTGTAAAACGTATAAGAACAACTGCTAAATATATTGATGCTGTTAATTTTAGTGATGGTACAAATCCATTAGGTACGCCAGATCCTACTGCAAAAGAAGAAATAACATATACTATTGCAAGAAAATCAGCAGAAAACAGAAATGTGGTTACATTTGAACTGGCTGCATCTTTTGATTTAGCAGGTGTAAGAATTGGTAGACAATGTACAAGAGCTTTATTTCCTAGTATTGGTACATTTATTGGATGAATTGGAAACAAGAAGCATTAACCCATGCAAAAATAGAAGATCCTAAAGAAAGCTGTGGACTTTTAGTAAATATAAAAGGCAAAGAAAAATATTTTCCATGTAAAAATTTATCTTTAACAGGCCATCAATGTTTTATTTTAGATCCAGAAGATTATGTAGCCTGTGATAATTTAGGAGTTATAACAGCAGTTGTACATAGTCATCCTGTTACACCACCATCACCTAGTAATGCAGATAGGGTAGCGTGTGAACAAAGTAAATTAAAATGGCATATAGTTAACCCTAAAACAGAAACATGGGGTTACTGTGAACCGACAGGATATAAAGCACCTTTAATAGGTAGACAATGGGTATGGGGTGTTACTGATTGTTGGGCGTTAGTTAGAGATTGGTACAAGGAAAATAAAAATATAGAGTTAAGAGATTGGCAAAGACCTACAACACCAGAAGAATTTATAGAAGATCCTATGTTTGAAAGATGTGCAGCAGATACAGGTTTTACAGAACTTAAACCAGAAGATAAATTACAAAATGGAGATTTATTATTTATGTCAATAATGGCTAATGGTTTAAATCATGTAGCTGTTTTTATAGATGGTGATGTATTGCACCATTTAGCAGATAGACTAAGTACAAGAGAACCTTATAGTCAATGGTTGTTAAAATGTACAGGAAAGAGGTACAGGTATGCTAACTAAACTTAAATTATATGGTGATTTAGCTGATTTTATAGGCCATAAACAGTTTGAAGTAAAAGTACATTCTGTAGCACAGGCTGTTAGTTTTTTAATTAATAATTTTCCTAATGCAGAAGCATATATGGCTAGCAGACAATATAAGGTACTTGTTAATGAATATCAGATAGATGAGG